CTTTACCAAGTTTCGTCATTTTCTCAGCCAATGCGGAGTGAATGGTACGGACTTTGCCGTCCGAGAATTTGAATAGAACCGGGTCCTTTGCTTTGATTTTCTTTAATTCTGACATTGTTTTAAGTATTAAGTGATTGAATAATTATGTTATGAATTAAGGTGTAGCCAAGGCAGCTTTAATGGTGTCGAATTCGAACTCAACGAAGGATCCGGTATGAACAGATGCCATGTAGCTGTGATAGAACATCTCACCGATTAAACGCATACGGTTGTAGTCGGTGTCGAATTGCGCACTGGTTACGTTACCGCCTGATTCGGTGATTGTCAACCCATAAGTCAACTTCAAGTTAACCGGGGTGTCCTCAATCTTGAACAGGTTCCCTTCACCTAAGATGGCGGTACCTGGATCAATCTTGTTTGTTGTAACCGTGAGGAAAGACATCATTTGAACCTGGCCGTTTGCTCCAGCAATTGGCAAAGTAGCGATATGGAAATCACCGGTTTCAGTAGTTGTTAAAGCAATACGCCATTTATCCTGTGGATTGATAATTAAAACACTTGGGTTAAAGTCCAGCGCCTCGATTTGAGCCGCTACAGCACCGATAGCGTGAAAGTCTGTCGGGTTTGTGATTGTCCCGTCCAATGTTGTTCCTGTGTATGATGCAGCCAATGCGACGAGTTCAGTAGTTAACTGTGACTGATAGTCGCGAAGCATTTTATCATTGAACAACTCATTGATATAGCTGTTTAGTCTTGTCCGGAACGTATTAAATTCGGTTGTTACCACTTTTTTACCAGCGACCTTCTTAACCTGGCTTTGTTTCTTCTTCAAAGAGTAAGAAGTCAACGGCTTCAATCCGCTTTCAGAAACCAACGCAAATGCACCTTCTGGATCAGCTTCTTCATCCCAAATGATGAACTCAGGAACACTTTGTGAGGTCATACGGTCGGCAATATCAAAGATGTACTGACGGTTTTTGCGTTGTTTTACCATGCCGTCGATACGGAAGTTCTCAATAACATCTTCACTCAAAGCCGAGTTGTCCACGGTGTTTGCCGTAGTCATGTTTACAGCGGCTTTGCTACTGTAGATGTTCAATGTTTGGCCCTCTGCCTGATTGGCAAGAAAAGATTTGATTTGGTCCATCTTATCCTCGAAAGCCTTCATAATAGTCATCTTCTGCTCCTTCGTTGGGGCCATTGGGTTCCCTACGCGTTGAATAGCTGCACCGTGTTTGATTAAGACATCGTTGATTAACTGGTGTTTGTCCTTGTACTCCTCGCGGATTTTATCAAGTGCCTTATTTACCTCCTCGGTAGTTGCAAGATTCTTCATGCCCTCGCTAATAGCATCCAATGTGGCCTTGCGAGCTGCACGGGCAACTTCTTTTTCCGTATCGGATAAGTCCTTGATGCTGGCTTCGAATTCCTGTTCCGCTTTGTCAGCTTCTTCTTTTGTTTTGTAGATAGCCGCAAAAGGAGCAACGGCCAATGTCATCGACGCAGCGGCCTTCATGCCGGCATCGGATTTGGTATTGAACAAGGGTAATGCGAACATAAACCCGAGTACTACCAGTGCAATGATTCTTACTTTTTTCATTGTTTTTGTTCTTGTTTTTTGTTTAGAAAAATTTGATTTGTTTGATACGTTCAAGGGTGTCATCTGACGAGCCTTTACTTTTATCGGTGGTATCATCAACGGAGGTGAATTTCTCGGACTCCGTGAAAATGCTTATTGTTGGTGTGGCTGGACAACTGCCACGAACTACACTAGACCCCTCAACCTCTTTGGCTTCCTTTACAGCCCAGAAATAACCGTATTCCTCGGCAACTTCTGGGTTTATAGCCTGTGTAATGTATTGGTCGTAATTGTCCTTTTCCTCGCGCATATACTTTGAATCCGTATTAGCACAAAGAACACAATCGACGTAAATCATGCCGACCGAATGATACTTCACATGGCCCTTCAGATAACGATCCTCCATCTCTGGATTGCGCCCTGTGAATCTGACATCGTGCATTAAAATGTCTGTTTTGCCTTCAAAGTCCCAACCGATTGAGCGCCATGTTACTGTTTTAACATAGGTCTTTACTTCGTCTGGACCATCGGCTATAACAGCATCCCAATCATTCATTCTGTGTAGATTCAAATGCAAAGGGTCTTTATTTGCCTTAACACTGCGATTGAATAACTTAGGTAAGTGAAGATCTAAATGGCTATCAATTACATTCGTTGCATTGATTGCGCACCGTGCAGTAGTTTTGCCCGTTCCTGCTCCATCCATTGCGGCAATACCAAATTCCTTTTGAACCTCTTTGTCTTGGATTTGATCAGTGGTAAAGTTTAACGAAAACCCATCCATAGGGGCTTTCATTACTGACTTCTTCGCACGAATTAACTGATTCATGTTCTTACGCAAGAAATCATATAATTGATCTTTATCTGCTCCGAAATTTGGTATTAAAATGCTCATTTCTTTACGATTTTACCGGACTTAACCGTTTTGGTTTTGTCCTTGATTATTTGTTTGATTTCCTTGTCCGTTAACTTGGTTGCTTTGCTCATTGGATTGAATTTTTAAGGCTTGTAATACCCCGGATTGAATCGGCTCCGGTAACTCCCAAAAGAATTTGTCTTTATTCTCTGTTTCCGATGTTGATTCAAGGTTTATCATGGCTTGGCCGTATGTGATAATGCCGGAAACAAGCTGCTGCAATACCGGAACCGTGGAATTCTTACGCACATCGGAAGCCTCTTTTTTATCAGCCTGTAATTCAGGAACATGGCTAAAATCGATTGCATATTCAACGCGATCACCGAATTCAACAAGGCCCTCAGTTAATTGCGATACATAGTATTCTCCTTCTGGTATTGCGGTATCCGTGTACAGTTTTTTACCAGCCTCCTTGACGTTGTTGTATGTTTGGTTATCACTAAGACCAAGCAATGCTGGTGGATAGCCATACAATTCAGCTAGCGTAATGGTATCCTGTTTCTCCATCACATCATACTGCATTTCAGCCATTGAGAAACTAAGCGCCTGCCACTTTAAAGCCGACTTGACGGCCATAATCATTGACTTCGATTCCTTGGCCCCATAACGACTAGTTAGCCGCTTTTGGATCATTTCAATATCGGCAACGCTTGCTCCGAGTGACCCGGTATTATTACTGCCAGGATCAGCACTGATAATACCAGCCGGACGGTCCATTAATTTACCACGACCTGAGTAGTTCGTCATCAAGTTATTGATAGCCTGAGCGCCTGTAACCATTCTAGTTTCAGGGATTATCAGGTTCCGGTACATATACGGATCCCGAATCAGAAACAAATCATCCTTGGGAATCTCAACACCATCAAAATAAACCTTTTCAATGAGGTCCGTTATTTGAGTCGCGCCGGAAAATATTGCGTTGTAATTAGGTTTCTGTACCCATTTCACGGAAACATACTCACCTGGTAATACCCAGGCCTCACCTACCGATTGCGCACCGAGAAGTTCCAGTTCCTCCATCCCGACCGGCTTAACCAATTTGCAAATGGAATACCCGTAGATACTGCATTGAACAATATTCTGAAGATTGAATACTTCTTGCGTTTGGATGTAATTAGGACGTTCCAGTAGCTTCATGTACTTCATCTGCTGGCCTCCGGTGATCTCTGATCCACCGCCTTCGCGTCGTATGTATATCCTGCCATTAGTGATGGCTAGGGCTTTCTTTAGAATCACATAGGCCAAGGGTGGACACCCCTCTAAGGCCTTATGAATTTCTTCTTTGGTTTTGAAGGAGTATGTGTAATTATCGCCGAGTAATAACCTGTTACCTATGGAATCGTCAAACATTTGGTTTAATTCCGTCGGATTCAGCCCGGTTGGGTTCATCGTCGCTGAGTTAAGCCCCTTGAAGGCATCCCATGCACGACCTATTTTAGTGAATAAATTCGGGCCCACAGCTGTTTTTGTTTATGCGCTCATGGCGCTGCTTTGGACTCTAGGTCCTATTGTGGCTCTAGGCCGTGAAACCGTTGATGTTCTTACATCTTGGGCATTTGATAGAAACCTTTGATTCTGGTTTCAACTCAACTTTTGCCAAGACCTTCAAACATTTATAACAGCGAAGTTCTTTGCTGTCGCTGGTTGGTTTCTTTTTCAAAAGTACTTTGTGCTGCAAAGTCAATTGGATACAAAAATAGTAATTATTTGAATTGTTGTAAAAAAAATATTTGCTACATTACATACCCCATGACCCAACCCCATTCGGGTAAAATTTATTCTTTTCAATTTTCTTGATATAACGCCAACCAGCATTCTTAACCTCCAATGCTTTATCCTCGTCATCAAAAACACCCACAAGCCCGTTACCACTAACTCCTTGGTCGGAACCATCGAAGACGGCAAATAGATATACTGGGTCTATTTTATTCACTTCCTTTTCGAGTTCATCAAGATTGTTTTTGCTGTATTGGTTCAGTGGTATTTCTCTGTAATCCTCATAAGCCCCATTATAAAAATGCTGTATCCAATCTGAATCGTTAGACGCAAGCCGAGCGCTGTCGTTTTTGCACAGCACCCCATAGAATAAAAAAATTTCGTTGTCGATTATATTACTTACAACGTGTTTTTTTGTGTCGTTAATTAAATACATTTCTGTTTCCATAGGTAGTTCCAACTATAAAATTACATCAAACATCCTCAAACTCCACATCTAACGGTTCCTTTTTTGTAAACCAGATACCTACAAAGTGAGTGCCAGTAACGGCAATCTCAAAATCAAAGTACTTTGAGAATTCAGCAGACCTGAGATCGTTCTCCAGGTTATCATATAGGACCGATGCAACGTATACACGTTTCTCGTTGGGCTTTAAATTACCCCATTGAACCAGCTTCCAGTTAATGATACTGATCGGATGCACCTCCTGCATGGCATAAAGTTAAGCAGAAAGAATGATATTACGACTATATGCAACGTATCTAATTCCGTTCATGTGGTGATCGTGACCATCTACAGGGTTATCGGTTGGATTGCCGTTTTTGTCCAGCTCCCAACGGTAATCTACATACTCCGTCCAGATGTGTTCAGATTCGGCATCATCACATACATAAACTTCGTATTCATTCACCATATCGATACCCTCACGGACGGATCCCGCTGGCTTCCTGACTGCTACAGACGTAAACCCGCGGAGTAACTGCGGGTACTTTCTTATGAGTTCGTCGGTCAATTCAGACTTGTCGAATCCGGTGCGTAATGTAGTAACCCATGTTGATTTCGCACTATCACAGATGATGATTTCCTTTTCGGTAAATCCGAGTTGACACAATTTAATTCCGACTTCAAGTATCCCCATTGGCTTATAGTTAAGCCCTTGAATTGCCATGGTTCTTTTGTCCAGCTTAACCCGTCCTATTGCGCATTCGTCACGGGTTCCCCAATCAATGTAGTAGAATTCTTTCCCGCCAAAATTATTGAATTCAGATACCGTACACCTTTGCCATCCCTTGTGAATCAGTCCACGGTTCCCGGATGGGATCAGACCGCAAACATCTGTAAGGTAGTAGTCCTGATCTTTGCCGTCTTTGGCTTTATCGTATCGTTTGATAAACACTTCATTCAGGTTGTGAAGGTTGTCTTTATAAGTGGAAAATATCGAAACAATCCCCGAATCTGGTAATGGCTCAGCCTGATAATAACCTTCATACTCTGTAGGAATTAGCCGGTAATCATTCCAAATATGGTGCGCTTTTGGAGGCGTATTGAACGATTCAAATATCTGTATCTTAACCCCCTTCTTCCGGACCGAATCAATCAACTTTCGCTTGTCTTCGTAGGGTATTTCATCCGCTTCATCAATAAAGACATGGGTGAAGCCCGCTAACGACTTTAGCTTTGCGGTTTGTGATTTATTAGATTTTACACCCATACTTACAAGCATGTTACCGGTCTTGTTGTGTATGACCTTCATCTTATCCTCTTGTATCCTGTACTGATTTTTTCTTCCCTTCTCAGTTAGCCTATCATTGAAATCGAGCCAGATACTTGACCTAACCGTTTCCTTGATATATCGCAAAAGTAGAACCCTGCAATATGGAAGAGTACTTAATAGATAATCCGCTAAATCCTGGCTGTGATGTGACTTCCCAGAGCCTCGCCCACCCCTTAAGTGAATCCTAAAGTAATCAGGGTTATATATCGGCATGAATATATCATTCACCCCAACGATACCACTGTTCAACATTACATCCCTGACTGGCTCGGGAATCTTTAGTAGTGTCGAATATTCGCAGGGTACTAATGTCATTGTTTCTTTATGGCCTCTATGATTGCCATGGCATCGGCCAGGCTCATGGTCTGCTTAGGCTGCTCCAGTGGGGTTCCATCTGGATTTGTCGGGGCTACTTTGGCCGGAGCATATGAACCCTTCCGTTTGTACAATTTATCTGCCGCCATGATTATCTCCGTAGGCGTTATATCCCTGAGAATAAGATCACCTTTGATAAATTCCTGAACCTTGCACCCGCCAAGCGCAATTTTAGAAAGTACCACATCTAATTCCGATTCCGATGCAATATTAGCCGAAATTTCGCCCTTCAATTGTTCCGTGCGGGATTGTTCAATGAGCGCCTCTTTAGCCCTGATTTCAACCGCGTATGAATCCTTTGCAGCCTTCCAATACCTGTCAAATGTTCTCTTTGAAGTGCCTTGCCACTTTTCGCCAAACTTTGCCATTGCGTCGATGCGTTCATGGTTTCCGGCCCTCATAAGATCAATTATATAATCAATCTTCGCTTGGATCATTCACTTTGTATTTCAAAGCAAAGATAGGAATAATACGAATAAAAAAGCCCACTCTGCAAAGTGGGCGTTATTGATTGCCAAATAATGCGGGGTGTAAAGATAGGGGATTTTTGAGTTAGTGGTTATTTTAGCCGGACGTTTTTGCGTTTGTTTGAATGTTACCAGCAATGCCAAAAGACACCGCACTCGAATTTGAATTTTTCATAAAAATCATAATTGCAACTTGACAATTCTATATATGATTTATTTTCTTCAGGAAATGTATGAACAGCAAAATGACTTTCTGAAAGCAACCACAAACCAGTATATCCAATCGGTTTAAATTGATGGCTTTGATAGTTTAGAATTGTAAACCCTGATTTTTCTAAAAGGTTATCAAAGTAGCTTTTAATGATTAATTCATCAGTTGAATTAATCCATCCGCTTATATTAAATATTTCTGCTTTCATCTTTTATTTTTTTAAAGTGTTTTTTTATGTTGTTTGGATTGCCTTTGTAAAAAACCAATACGTTTTGATGGTTTTTCCCAACCTTTCTATTTTGGTTCATATACCTTCCTGCCCTCATCATTAGATTACCAACTGGGGTATTAAGTATAATTTCGTTGTAATAATTAAAACCTGCATCCATCATAATCTGAATAATCTTAGGAACTAACCCGATATAACACCCTGTATTTTTATGTCTTACTTCACCAATAGTAATAACTGCAAACCTTTCATTTTTTAAAACAGAAAAACAGTCAGTATATACCTGCTTTATCACTTCAAAAAAAACATCATAATCCATATTTGATAAGTCGTTTTCTTTGTCTGAATAAACCTCTAAGTCTGCATACGGTGGACAGCTAAACATAAAGTCCATACTCTCTTTTTTAAAGTGCTTTTTCACATTAACCGCATCATCAAGTATATAATGTGCATCTAACTCATTAGCATCTACAATACTTTGGTTTTGTTTTACTTGTTCTTCTCTTAGTTCGATGCCAATAAATGGTCTGCCTTTATATGATGAACAAAACCCGAATACAGTATCTCCAGCAAAAGGGTCAAAAGAAGTATGCCCCTCATTAGTAAACCAATGTAAAAGCACTTCACATAATACAGGGTCTAATATGCTTGTTGTATCCCCTTTTATGTTCATAAAGTCAACGCCAACTTGCGTGTAATTTCTTAGCACATTGCTTCGTGATTGTGCCGTGTCTTTTATTCTATTCATCCATATCTTTTTTCTTGCTTGCCAAACATCTGATCCTACATTCAGAACAGAAAAAGGAGGAACAATAAACCAATCGGACAAGTTTTTTTTATCAATAATGTCATTACCGAACAAGTCAACATTACGACAGGCACTGCTGGTAACATCGGTTTGGCAAAATGGGGGCTGACTGCTTTCTATCATCTTTTATTTGTTATTAAACATTAGTAATTCTATTGGGCTTTTGTGGGTATAATTCCCCCACTTCGCCAAGCCGTAGGCGTTATCCGCAATCTTAATCGACCAACATTGCACCTTTCAAGGCATACTCAATCGCCTCATCAATATGTTCAAAATCTTGATAGGTTTGAACATCATACATCCCTGTTTTTATATCTACCACATCAATGAGAAATCTTGAAAGGTGCGGATATGCTGCCTTGCCGAAACCGTGGTCTTTTGAAATGTAAATCCGTTTTCCTTTGTAGTTTGCGTTGAATAAGGCTAATGTGTTGTCAAGTATCTGACGGTTTTGAATTATGCAACCTGCTATCTTCATTTTATTTTAGTTTGTGAGAAATGCCAGCGGGTAACAGCGGTTTTGCAATAGCCGCCTGACACATATCGGTTAATAATTAAATTCTTTTATGCGGCCATCGCAAAGCCGCAAAACGTTAGGTGCAATGCCAGCGGACACCCTAAAACATTCGGAGTTGGCTGACGAAATCTTTAAAACGCTTTTCTTGTGCTTCATAATAATCTTTATCTATTTCAAATCCTGTAAAGTTGAACCCACCTTTTTGACAAGCAATTCTACTACTGCCGCTTCCTAAGTGAGTATCTAAAATCAAATCACCTTCGCTTGCGTAGTTTTTTAAAATCCACTCATAAAGTTTTGTTGGTTTTTGTGTAGGGTGTATTTTAATTCCGCTATCCTTTTCGTTTTTATTATTGTTACTATATGCCTCAATTCTTGACATTCTAAATGCTTTGCTTGCCTTATCAAATGAAGTCCAAGCCATTTCAAAATCACTTCCTGTAAATTCCTGCATTTTATCCCAAATAAGCCAGCATTTAGAAGGCTGCAAAAATTCTGTCATATAATTACCACCCCAAACAATTTGATTTTTAGATACCCTAAACAACTGCTCCCAATAGTCGGCAGTAGGTATGTTTTCGTCCCAACCTTTATGTTCCCATAATTTTCTATGCCTTCTACCTTCTCCGTTCTTTCCTTGTGAGTAGCTTTCCTTTTGGCTATCTGCTCCAATTCCGTACGGTGGGTCAACTATTGCCAAGTCAAAATGATTATCAGAAAAGCGTTTTAAACCCTCTACACAATCCTCATTATACACCACAGAAGGCACTGCACCTAACATTGCATTGGCAATATTGGGGCTTGACCCTAAATCCTGAACATTTTTACTACTATTTAACTTCATCTGTTTATCAACTTTTGTTTTTCAAAATCCCCAACATCGCCAATGCTTTGACGTTATAAGTAACTTTACTCAATATTTCGGTTAAAATCACTCAATGCTTTTTCATATCCAAAAATAGCACCTTTTTTAAACCATTTTGTATTATATCTCGCCTCGCCTTGATTAAAGTTGTGTTGCGATGCTCTTTTTA